AGTTTTATATTATAAATTAAATCCAATAAGCCCACTAGATCAGAGTAAATATCAAGTATCTGTAGATAAAGAAGTCGATTCATTTAATAAGATTAATATTATCGATCATCAATTGAATACTAAAATAAAAATAGATTTAGTTATTGATGATAATGTTTTTTCTTTTAATTCGACAAAACAGTTAACTCCAACCGAAATAAATATACTACCAACATCAAGAATAACTTATACTACAACTTCTGAAACTGCTGATGGTCCTATTGAAAATATAAAAATAAATTTTGGTGGTAGAGGATACAAAAAGATTCCTTCTATTTTAGATATCCAATCTGAAAATGGGGATAATGCTGTTCTTAAATTAATATCTGATGATATCGGAAAAATCGAATCTCTCAAAAGGATAAAAGATGGATTCGATTATCCAACTGATCCAACATTGTCGGCACAACTTAGTACTACAATAGTTTGTGGAATAAAAGACATCAGAACAATAGATAGAGTTGAAATTATAAATGCAGGATCAAAATATAATACCCCACCCATATTGTTTGTAAAAAATGGTGAAGATATTGAATTAAAATCAAATATTAGTGGGGGATCTGTTGTATCTGTAGATATAATAAAAAATTCTAGATCTCTTAGTTCACCATTAGATATTATTCCGATTTATAATTCTAATGGTTATGAAATAGATGCATTTAGTGTTGCTGGTAGTGATGTAACTATAGAGTTATTTAATACACCAACTTCATATCCACTCATAAATTCTGGATATGGATCAACTATAACTGTATTTCCATTTTCAATTGGAGATGAAATTTTTATAGAAAAATGTTTGTTAATAGATGAAACAAGTTCATTGGCAAACTACAATTCATCTTCATATGATTATAGATTTTTTACAGTTACTGGTGTAAGCACTTCAAACAATACTATAACTTATAGTATGTCTGGAATAGCTACAGGTGGTTTCGGTACTTATAATAGTGACAGAAGAGGAGTTGTCATTAATAAGAAAGACATGTCTTCTTTTAGAATGGTATTGAAAGATGATGTCAACTACCAATCTGCTGAAAAAGTCACATCTCCAAAATTTAGTGGAAAAATAATGGAAAGTGGGTGGGACAATAAATTAAATCAAATGAGAATAACCGATTCTGTTGGGGATCTTCAAATTGGTGATGTTTTATTTGGTGAATACTCAAAAGTTTCTGGTGTTGTTGAATATTTTAATTCATTTGAGATTGATTCCACTTTATCCGCAACTAGAGACAATACTTCTTCCACAAACACTGATGGAATTTTAAATGATTTCCAACAAAGAATTTCTGACAATTTCTATTATCAAAAGTTTTCATATTCTTTAAGAACTAATGTACCATATTCTACATGGAGAGAATCGGTAAGATCTATAGTTCATCCATCGGGATTCCAAGAATTTTCAGATTATACTTTGTTTACTCAACCAACTTCCGAAGAAGTTTTAGTTGGTATTGCAAGATCCCAAAATATGAAACCAAAACTTTTGGGTGGATCTTCCGATCTCTTCTTTAATATTGATAGTGAAGTTGATATGTCAACTAGGAAAAATTATGCTTTAGTATATGAAGACGAACCATATCCAGACGGATCTACAGATAAAATCTTCTTTACTGAAGGTGTAGAACTTAGACCATATATTCTAAATCAAACAAATAAAGTCATCCGAATAGATGATATTAGCCCACAATTTACTGGCACAACATCAGTTCCTTTAGTGGGTAGATATAGTGATGCATCGGAACTTTTAGAGTTGAATAGAGAATTTATTCAAGAAGAAGTTGTAGCTTTCGTTGAATTCAACTATCCAAATATTGGATTGAGTACAACATATGATTCTACCAAGTGTAAGAGAGATGTTGGTTATATTGTTGATGCAGTCTCTTATGATTTGAAATATGCTTCCAACAATCGTTCCGTAGAAGCGGGACTTGCTTATTGGGATGCGGGGTCATCATATGTTACTAATGAAACTGAAGAAACTTTATTTGCATACAATTATGTAAAATTCATTGGTCAGTATGTAATTAATAATCAAACTCCACCAACACTATACCAAACTTCAATTGCACAACAATTTAATTTTGATATACTTCAAGATCCATTAAATGATGGTACAAGTAAATATAAAAACGCCAGATCATTAATTTTACTCAATAAGAGAGAAATTCAAGACAGATCTCTAGCCTCAGTAGCAGTAGCCCACTCCGATTTTTATTTCCCAGGCGACTCTCCAACAAATTCTAGATCAAGATATTATGATGGTTATAGATTAATCCAACAAAATAGAACAGAAATTGTTGATACTGCTTGGACTAATACTATTGCTACATATCCTGGAGTTATTTCAACTGAAACAAAATGCAAACGAGATCTTGGATATTTTGTTGATGCCGTTTCTTTAGACATATTTACTGGTGGAAATGCATATTCAAGAGAATTTGTATTGAAATATTTTGACAATGGTTTACCCATTTCGAATGGATTAGCTGGTGAAATATTGGAGTCTATTTTTGCTTTTGGTGAAGCCGCAACAATGATGCGGAAGGCTGTAAGAAATGAACTAACAATAAAAGATCTGACAGTTACTGCTGGTCCACCAGTTTATGGAATAGGTGTAACAGTTTCAAATACATCATTAACTGCTTGTACTGATGTCCAAAATAGTATTATCAGTCTATCTGGTATTGTCACAGCTATTATTTCTTTAGGATCAACCTCTACTTTACCTTTTGCAAATCCTGGTACATATACTACTGGTGGATTGAAATGTTTTAGAGATTTGGGATACATTATCGACGGTGTTGCTCAAGATATTTCTTATGGAACTAATCAGCATACAATTTATAATACTAAAAAATATTTTGATGGAGTTGGTATTGCAATAACCAATGGTCTTGTTGGAGAAGAATCGCAATCAATTTTAGTATTTGAAACCTCCAAATACTTTATGAAGCAAGCAATAACTAATCAGTTATATGCCAGAGATTTAACCATTGAGGTTGATCCATTGACTGGTGTTAATACAAGTACATCCTCTTTTATTGATATCCAAACAAACATTGATACTTTAGTTGGTATTTTGACAGTTGCTATAGGTAATAGTAGTCTCTCTGGAATCCCCACAGAAAGTTATGGTACAACCGACTGTGCTGATGTTAGAACGTCTTTGGGCAACTATGTTGGTATTATAACAACTATTATTGGTCTTGGTACTGATTTCGCACCTCCATTGACATATGCATCATTATCTTTAGGTGGAGCTGTTGTTGGATTAACAACGTTTAAATTGAAAAATAAAGGCATTAGTCTATTTAAACATGAATTTGATTCTAATGATTCTAATATCGTTTCTGTTTCACAAAATGTTATTACTATTTTTAATCATAATTATCAAACCGGTCAAGAATTAATATATGATTTTGGAACTGGAAGTCCAATAGGAATTGCAACAACATCATATGTTGGAGTTGGTGCTAGTATTTTAATGAATGTTCATGAGTTGGATGGAACTGCCGTTTTTGAAAATGGATATTCCGTTTCTATTAGTACTTCAGTATCAGGTATATCCACAATTTTAAGTCCAGTAGGACCAATATCCAAATCATACGTCCAATCTGTTGGATTAACAACTACTGGAACTGGTGCTGAATTTACAGTATTAATAACTTATTCACCATCAACGGGACAACCACTTTCTACTTCAATATTACCTACTAAAGGTGGCAGTGGGTATGTAGTTGGTCAGACAGTTTCTATCGCTGGAACTTATATTGGCGGTTTGTCTCCCACAAACGATTTAACCTTTGTCATCTCCAAGACTGGCCCAACTGGAATTCAAACAAGAGCTAATGAAGTCTATATTGATGTTCCATCAGATGATTCTAACGGAGCAATATTTAACATTTCTAGGGATTCTTCTGGTTATATTTCTGTTGTCGATGTTATTAATGGTGGAGTTGGATACAATTCAACTTCAGTTGTATCTGTAGCTGGGACATATCTTGGTGGATCTACGGATGATTATGTATCCTTTACTCCTTCCGAAATTGGATCAAATAAACTACCAGAAACTGTATTTGTATACAAACTAAATGATAATCAATTTGGATTATTGGGATTATCTACCAGTCCAATATTCTTAGACATTAACTCATTGGGAATTGGTTTACATAGTCTAAGCCTCAAAAATCCCAATTCAAGTGCATTTATTTCTGTTGATAATGTTGTTCAACCACCACTTTCTAGGACTCCATTAACTATTAGTCTTGGGTCATCGGTTTCTACCGCAACTACAACAATATTACCCGTTACTTCTGGAATAACATCGGTAATTGTTGGTGATATCATCAAGTTGAATGATGAATATTTGGAAATTAAAAATATTTTATTGAGTCAGAATAATATTGATGTTGAAAGAGGATCTTTTGGATCTACTGCAGGAATACACAGTTCTGCAACAACCGCATCGATATTTAAGGGTAAGTTTAATATAGTTGGAGATACTATATTTTTTGCCACAGCTCCATATGGTCCAACTGGACCCGTTGGCGTTGAAACTAGATCTTCATTCTCTGGAAGAGTCTTCTCTAGACAGATTAATTCTGCCGAACCTAGAGATAGAAATATTATACTAGATGATATTTCCGATTCATTTACAGGTATAGCTGCTACTCAGTTTACGGTAAAAGTTGATGGTGAAACTACCACGACATTATTCAATAATGTCAATAATACTACAGATATTAATAATATTCCATTAATATTCATAAATGGAGTATTTCAGTCTCCAATAAGTGATGTAACAGTAGAAAATCCTGTAAGTAACTCTTTAGTATTCTTAAGTGGAACTCCAGCTGCAGGAAGAATATCAGCAGTTTCCATAAGTACTTCGTTTGGATATCAACCTAGACTAGTTGCTTCTGCAGATGCAGTAGTTTCTATTGGAGGTACGATATCATCTATTACAGTAACTGGTGGAGGATCTGGATATAGAAATCCTCCACCAGTTAGCTTGGCTTCTACAATTGGATATGGAGCAAGTTTAGTAGCTCTTGTCGGCACTAGTGGAACAACATTGGGAATTATAACTTCTATACAAGTTGTTTCTCCTGGAGTTGGTTATACTGTAACATCTCCTCCAAAAGTTGTAATTGGAATTCCAACAGGATATAGTAATCTTGGTTTGGCTTATACTGGGGGAACTTCTGGAGTTGGCCAAAAAGCCAAAATAACTATTGAAGTTGGTTCTGGGTCAAGTATAACTAACTTTAAATTCGATGAACCTGGAATTGGATATAAAGTTGGAGATAAACTGAAAGTAGTGGGAGTACCTACAATTCCTGGAACCACAGTAGAGGAGTTTGTCTTAACTGTAGACTCTGTAGAAACTGATTCTTTCAGTGGATTTTATCCTGGACAATTTATAGTATTTAATGATATTAGTTCTTCCTTCAATGGGTTTAGAAAGAAATTTACTTTATCTGCAGAAATTAATGGTGAAAATCAAATTCTTAATTTGAGAACACCTCCTGGAACAGATTTGGATATAACAAATAATATATTCATATTCATAAATGATATTTTACAAGATCCTACCTATGCATATACATTCCAGGGAAGTAGAGTAGTATTTACTGAAGCTCCTATAGAAAATTCCAAGTGCGTAATTCTATATTATAGAGGTTCTTCTGTGGATGTTTCTGAAATTATTCCACCAAAAACAATAAAAGAAGGGGACTTAATTAGAGTTCAAGAAAGTAATATTGATATTTTTGATATTGAACAATCCGATAGAGTTGTTAAAACTTTAACTTCTTCTGATCAACTAGAAACTTTTGTCTACTCTAGCATAGGAATAAATACAGATTCTGCAAAACTTAGACCTTTAACTTGGAAGAAACAAAAACAAGATAGAATTATTTCCGGAACTTTATTCTCAAAATCTAGACCAAATGTTCAGGCCAACATAACTCCAACAGCAACAGTAATTAAGAAGATCTTGCCATCAGATGATGTGATTTATGTTGACAATGCCTTCCCACTATTCTCTGATCTTGATCAATTGAATGAAAATATTAGAGATATTATAATCACTGAGGATAAAGAAGTTTTCTCAGCAGTAGCGACAGCAGTCGTTTCCGGAGCATCAACTGTTGGATCAATAGTAATAACCAACCCTGGAGTTGGCTATGCAAATACATTATCACCAAAAGTTAGGATATCTTCATCCGCTATACAGAAAAAAGATCCAATTTATAACTGGCAATATGTAAATCTAAGTGGAATTACTACATTATCGGTATTCAATGAATTATCTTATGGAAATCAATTTGTGGCAGTTGGTAATAGTTCTCTTTATGCGTATAGTTTTGATGGCGAAACTTGGATTACTGGCAATGTTGGTGTTGGCAGTACAGTTAATTTAAAATCTGTTAAAAAAGTTAGTGTTGGGTCATCCGATATAATTTTAACAACAGGATCAAGTGCTAAAATAGCACAAGCTGTAGGATATAGTTCCACTATTACTTCTTGGACTGAAATTCCTTGTTTAGAGGAAATAACATTAGTTGGAGTTGGAGTTGTGGGGTATAATCCAACAACTTATTCAGGAACATTTAATTCGATATGTGCTGGCAATAATGGTTGGGTTGTAGTTGGAGCCGGTGGATCAATATTTACCGCTTCTGGAATAGTTACTTCAAGATTCATCAGTAGATTCTCGGGAGTTCTTCAAGATCTAAATTCTGTTGCTTATGGAAATAATTACTATGTTGCAGTTGGTAATAATGGAACTGTAATTTCTTCCGACCAAGGTCTTACCTGGGATATTAATCAAAATGGCGTACTACTTCAAAAGTATAATAAAGTGATATATGATGGTAATAGATTTATTGTTGTTGGAAATAGTGGAACTATATTGAAGTCTATCAATCGTAATTTATATGAACCAATTCCAAATAATATTAATTCCTCTGAGGATATTGTAAATATAACTTATTTTGATGGTTTATATGTTGGTATTACATCTATGAATAAGATGTATTACTCATACGATCTATCTAATTGGACATTCAGAGATACCTTACAATCAAATAACTTGACTGACTTAACATTTGTGGAAACTTTGGGCATTGAAGGTACTTTCGTAGCCGTTGGATATGGTGCTACAATTATAAAATCTACACCTGTTTATCATAGAGCTACTGCCGAATCTATTGTCACTGATGGACAAGTTTCTAGCATTAATGTTATTGATGGTGGATTTGGATATTTCAACTCCAAGATCCCAAGCATTATAATAGAACCCGATTCATTTAAGACGGAATTGGTGAAATCATTTAAAGTTGTGGGTGATTATGGGGATATAGTTGGGGTAACAACATTTTTACCTGGAACTCCTGGAATTGGAACAGTGTCTCCTAAAATTGAATTTGTATTAAAATCTGAAACTTATGATAATAGTACTCTTGGTATTGGATATTCTTCGCCAAATACTTTTGGTGTAACAAATTCTCAACTTGAAAAGGGCGATTATTTTGTAATAAGTCAAAGTAACGTTCAGACCGATGGAAGTTTAATAGGAATTTCCACATTCTTAGGTGGAATGTCCAACTATCCAAATTCTAAGATTGGAGTAGCGACTAATTTCTTAGATGGTGTTTATATTGTAGAAGATGTAACTGCTCCTTTCTCTGGAATAGTTACGGTTACTTGTCACTTTGCTCCAGATTACGGGACATCAGTTTCCGTTTCCAATAGAGGAACTTACGATACTGGGACTTTGACTTTCTCTGGTATTAATACTAATGGTTTCTATGGTAGATATAGTTGGTCTAAGATATATGACTTCCAAAATAGGTCATTATCTTTAACTGGCTCAAAATCTTTCGATGTATATACTGACAATGGATTAACTGGATTATCAACTTCTCCAAAGATTGTAAGAACAAGACCTAACTTAAGTAACTAAATAAAAAAAAGTCTAAATTAAAAATGCCTGCCATCATATCTGATCAGTTTAGAATTTTAAATGCCGAAAACTTTGTAAAAAGTGTTTCTGGTGTGGGAGATACTAGTAACAAGTATTATACTTTCATTGGACTTCCCAATTCCACCAGCGTTCAATCTGGTGGATCTCCAATTTGGATTAATAATACTCCTTCTCCTTTAGATGGTTTTAAAGAAGAAAATCAGATAAAAGAAAGTATCATTGCAATGAAACAGATTACTAGTCAAGATGTTAGGAGATTGGTAAGAAAAGTTCAGTGGGTAAGCGGCAATACTTATGAAATGTATAGACATGACTATAGTGTTTACAATCCCACCCCAGTTACGGGAAACTCTAGTTTATATGAAGCAAATTATTATGTAGTAAATGAAGATCTTCGGGTATATGTTTGTTTGCAAAATGGAACAGATCCTGAAAACCCAAAAGGTAGACCATCATATGATCAACCAACATTTATAGATCTTGAACCAAGAACTGCAGGTTCAAGTGGTGATGGATACCTTTGGAAATATCTTTATACAATAAAACCATCGGAAATAATAAAGTTTGATTCTATTGAATATATTCCAGTTCCTGAGGATTGGGGAAATGTGGGAGAAACCGTTTCTACAAAAAATAATTCTATTGACGGTAAAATTGAAGTTATCTTAATATCCAATAGAGGAAGTAATTATCAACCAATTTCAACTTCATTTTCTAATGTCCCAATATTGGGAGATGGAAAAGACGGTAAGGCTACTATTACTATTGACTCTTTTGGTAAAGTTTCTGAAATTTTTGTTACTGAAGGTGGAACAGATTATACCTATGGTACTATAGAATTTTTTCCTGGAGCTCCAGGAACTGATATAAATGGACCTTTGAGTAAATTAAGTAATACTGGTATTGGGACTACATCAAAAGCTAGTTTTAATGTCATTATTCCACCTAAGGGTGGTCATGGATATGATGTCTATAGAGAGTTGGGAGCTTATAGAGTTCTTTTATATTCTAGATATGAAACTTTGGACTCAAATCCAGATATTATTATTGGAAATGATTTTGCTAGGGTAGGAATAATTAGAAACCCAACAGTAATTGATAGTAGTACAGAACTTTTGAATACTTCATTAGTAAGTGGACTTAAGGGACTGAAGATGTCAGGAGTAACTACAAATACAATTTATGCTGTAGATTCTATCATTAAACAAACCGTTGGAGTTGGATCCACAGCTATTGGATATGTAGCCTCTTGGGATCCAGTTACTGGAGTTTTAAAATATTATCAACCAACAGGACTAGCTTCAAGTGAATCCGGATTTAAAATAATTCCATTTACGTCAAACCCAACTTCTGGATATGGAGTTACTATTAATTGTAGTTCCATTACTGGTCCCGCTTTATCTATAGACACTGGATTTAATGGTATTACTACTACAATAAATAATAGAATATATCAGTTAGGTTTGAACTTTGTTTCCGGAATTTCTTCTGCAGAATATAACGTAAAATCGGGAGAAATAATCTACATAGACAACAGGGCACCAATTCCAAGATCTGCAAACCAAAAGGAAGACATTAAAGTTATACTGGAGTTCTAAAATAAAATGGCACAAAATACTAACCTAAACACATCACCATACTTTGATGATTTTGATAGAACTAAAAATTATCAAAAGGTATTGTTTAAGCCAGGAACTCCTATACAAGCAAGAGAACTAACAACTTTACAAACAATTTTACAAGATCAAGTTGAAAAATTTGGAAAACATTTCCTAAAAGAGGGAGCTGTTGTCATTCCAGGTAATATCGCTTATGATTCTGAGTATACTTGTGTGCAGATAGACCCAACTCATTTGGGATTGTCTGTATCTGTTTATCTTTCGAATTTTATTGGAAAACAAATAAAAGGGTCTTCTAGTGGAGTTATAGCAAAAGTAGAACGTATACTTACTGACTTAGAATCTGATAATAATAACTATACTTTATATGTAAAATATCAAAGTTCTGGTGAAGGAGATTTTGCAACTTCAGTATTCCAGGATGGAGAAGATTTAGTTTCTGTAGAAACAATTGATTACGGTATTGGTAGTATACGTCAAGACTCCACTTTTGCAACTTGTATTATTAATAATGCATCAGCAACTGGATCTGCAGCTAAAATAGAAAATGGAGTTTATTTTCTAAGAGGTTTTTTTGTTGATGTTTTTGCAGAAACTTTAATACTTGACCAGTATACAAATACACCGTCATATAGAATTGGACTTAATGTAAATGAAGAAATATCTGTAGCTTCACAAGCTAATCAGGATCTTTTTGATAATGCAAGAGGATTTTCTAATTTTGCAGCTCCAGGTGCAGATAGATTAAAAATATCAGCAACGTTAGTTAAAAAATCTTTGAATGATTTTAATGATGAAAGTTTTGTTGAATTGATGAGAATTGAAGATGGCATTTTATCGAGATTTATTAAAAAAGTTGAATTAGATAAACTAATAACCGATATAATGGCCAGAAGAACATATGATGAATCTGGTGATTACTATACAAAACCATTTAGCGTTATAGCCAAGGAATCTTTAAATAACGGAATAGGTAATAATGGAGTATTTAATTTTACTCAATTAACATCACAGGGTAATATTCCTAATGATGATTTGTTTAACTTACAAATTTCTCCAGGTAAAGCCTATGTCAAAGGATATGAAGTAGAGACCATAAGCACAGTAAATCTTGATGTAGAGAAACCAAGAACAACTGCAACAAACAATAATACTTCTGTAACAATAAATCTAGGCAATCAGTTAGAATTGAATAATGTATATTCTACAACAAATGTTGGGTTTGGCACTACAAGCCAAGTAAGACTATTTTCTGACAGAACAACTACTCCAGGAACATCATCCGGAATTCAAGTCGGTGTTGCAAGAGTTTATGATTTAAAATTAAAAACCTCTGCCTATGAAAATAGTGGATCAGTTTTCGAAACGGTCTTGTATGATATTCAAACTTATACATACTTAAATTTAAATACTACAATTACACTATCGACACCAGCTTATATTGAAGGTAAAAATAGTGGTGCAACTGGATTTTTAGCTAAAAATGCTTCGAATACTAATGAATTGGTACTGTATCAAACTACGGGAACTTTTTCTTTACAAGAAGCTATAATAATTAATGGAGTTGAAAATACAAGAGTAGTTAATAAAGTAAGAGATTATTCTATATCCGACGTTCACCAAATAGCCGGAACTGGATTAACAGGCAATATTTTCACTGCAGATCCAATATTAAGTCAAAATGTTCTGTTAGCACCAGTAACATCTGGATTTACTATATCCGCTACTAGCGCTGGAATAAGCACTATAACAACATCTAATATAAATTTTGGTGTTGGAATTCAAACAGGAGATATAATTTCTTATACCAAACCAGGAGAAATTCTACCAACCTACAATAAAGTAAAAGTTGTAAATACATCTTCTAGATCTATTGTTATTGAAGCGGCTGCAAATGTTACTAACGTTTGTTCTGGAACTCTTCCAGCTACTCAAATTACTTCCAATGAAGTATTTAAAGTTATTCCTAGAATATTGAACTCTAGAGAAGCTTACTTATATGAAAAACTAGAACATAAAAATATTTCTTCAGTCGATCTCAGTTCTGGAAGTTTAGTATTTAGAAAATCATATCCAGTAACCATATCATCAAATAGTTTTACTATAACATTAGAGTCCGATACTACAATAACAGCAGAACCTTTTGATGAAGAAGATTATACACTAATTCATTCTGATGGAACTATTGAACCTTTAGATGAAACTAAATTTACTATTACTTCTGGAAGAACTGTAACATTTGTAGATTTGAATGTATCTAGTGGTTCTGCAACTTTAATAGCCACTCTGAAAAAACAAGATTTAAAACCAAGAAGAAAAATACACAAGAGGGCTGGAATTTTAAATCTCAATAGGTCTTTATTGGTAGGATCAGGTATTGGTAATACAACCTTAAACGATGGACTAACTTATAGTAATATTTACGGAACAAGAGTTCAGGATGATAAAATTTCTTTACAAGTTCCAGATGTTACTGAAATTATTGGAATATTTGAGTCAAATGATACAAATGAACCAGATCTACCAAAATTACAAATAAAAAATTTAAATACTAATATTTTAAATACAATAACGGGTGAGATTATATACGGATCCTCTAGTAATGCTAGAGCAATGTTAGTATCTAATAATGGTAGTAATAGAGTTGATTTTGTTTATGTAAATGAAAATTCTTTTATAAAAGATGAAGAAGTTACATTTTTGGAATCAAACCTAACAGCAAACGTTGATTATTTAATAGAAGGTGATAGAGATATTAGAAATGATTTCATTTTCAATAATGGACAAGAACAGGATATTGTAAATTATTCATATATTGAAAGAAAATCTTCTTCAACATCACCATCTAGAAAATTAAAGATAGTATATAATTACTATTATATAAATCCTTCTGATGATGGTAATGTAGTTGTATCGAATTCTTACGACACTAATAGATTTACTAACGATAACATTTCTTTTGATGGAAATAATGTCAAAGACTTAATTGATTTGCGTCCAAGAGTAGTTCCATATGATTCGGGTACATCTACATACTCTCCATTTGAATGGAACGCAAGGAATTTTTCTGCAGTCACTAATTCATCTTCATATATTTTAGCTAAAAATAAAAATTTAAATATATCTTATAACTATTATCTTGGAAGAATTGATAGACTTTATTTGGATAGAACTGGACAATTTATATTAACAAAAGGCGTACCTTCTATAAGTCCAGTTACTCCCGATCCAGTAGATGGTGGAATGGAAGTTGCTACTATAACTTTAGATCCGTATGTATATAATATGGATCAAATTAAAGTTAAGCTGGTAAGTCATAAGAGATATAGAATGAAAGATATATCTCTATTGGAAGATAGGTTAAAAAATGTAGAATATTATAGCTCTTTGAGTTTACTAGAGGTTGAAACTAGAAATCTAGTGGTAAGAGACGCTACCACTGGATTGGATAGATTTAAGTCTGGATTTTTAGTAGATAATTTCAAATCTAATTTGTCTGGTTCTTTAGGTGATCCACTTCATAGATGTAGTATTGATACTGTTGAAGGAGTAGCCAGACCACAACATTATACTAGTTCTATTGATTTATTACTTGGATCTGAAGCTGTTGTTGGTGCTGCTAATACATCCAATCCAAATGCAGATTTGAGATTTGTTCGTGATCTGGGATCACCAAATTCTGTAAAGGTCGGAGATGTTGTTTGTCTTAGATACACGGATTCTGTTTGGTTAGAAAACAGATTCGCTACTAGATCTGAGAATGTAAATCCTTTCAATGTTGTAAATTGGATTGGTGTTATTGAATTAAATCCGGCAACTGATACCTGGATAGAAACCAGAAGAAGTAGAAGAAGTATAGATTTAGAAGGCAGTTACACTAGTGCAATTCAACAGTTGGGAGTAGATACCAATACTGGATTATCTCCGATTGATTGGGGTTCGTGGGAAACTACATGGACGGGAACAACGACAACGAATACTTCATTTGTTGGTAGAATTCAAACTGGAACACAAACTCTTTCTAGTTCAGAAAGTAGAGGGGGATTCCAACATGGAAGAGGAATTCCAATTACCAATACAACAAGATTAAGAGATAATTTTATAAACTTTAACAATGTAACTACCTTAACTACTACCAATCAAAGTAGACAAGGAATTCAATATAGAGTTGGTGAAAGAGTTGACACAACAAATCTTGGAGATAGGGTTGTTTCCACTGATATTATTCATACCATGCGTTCTAGAAATATAGAATTTATTGGTAGGAGATTGAAACCAAGAACTAGATTATATGCGTTTTTTGATAACGTAGCTATAACAAATTACATAATTCCAAAATTGATAGAAATCCAAATGCAGAGTGGAACTTTCACTTTAGGAGAAACTATCTCTGGAACCTTGGGTACAGTTTCTGTAAGATTTAGACTAGCTAAGTTGAACCACAAATATGGACCATATAACAATCCTACACAAGTTTTTGTTACTAATCCATATAATACAAATGAAACAATTCCCACTTCATACTCAAGTACATCGTCCTTATTGAATGTTGATACTGCGAGTTTGGAACTTCAAGCTGCATCTGGATTTTTTGGTTATATTGTTAATGGAATGCAACTTCGTGGCGAAACTAGTGGCGCTGTTGCTAGAATTAGTAATTTAAGACTTATTAGTGATGAGGCCGGAACCCTAATCGGTTCTTTCCATATCCCAGACGCAACATTACCTTCCACACCATCTTTTGAAACGGGATCAAAAACGTTTGTTTTGACTACAAGTCCTCAGAATGCGACTGTCGGTGGTACAAGTGAAAGTACTGGAGAGGCAACTTATACTGCAGCAGGAACTATTAATAATGTTGAAGAGGCAACTCTAAGAGTTAGGAATGCAACTATTCAAAGAGTTCCAAGATCTGATACAAGAACAACAACACAAGAGGAAACAAACACGGTTGCTTCAACTTCATTTAGTGATAGGACTGTTCAGCAGACAAGGTGGATAGATCCTTTAGCACAATCATTTGAAGTTACTGATAGACCAGGAATCTTTATTACTAAAGTTGATGTATATTTTAGAACTAAAGACCAAAGAAATTTACCAATTACAATGCAAGTCAGAACAATGCAAACTGGCTTGCCTACACAAGAAATACTTCCCTTTGGAGAAGTAATATTAGATCCTTCCGAAGTCAGTGTTTCGGCTGATGGAACTACTCCTACAACATTCACATTCCCATCTCCAGTTTATTGTCAAGGTGGACAAGCTTATTGCGTTGTCTTGTTATCTGCATCTGATGAATATACGGTTTGGATTTCTAGGATGGGAGAACAGGATATTACCACTGTAAATAGAGTAGAAGCTGAAAGAGTTGTAGTTTCCCAACAACCATTATTGGGATCTCTATTTAAATCTCAAAATGGTGCTACCTGGGATCCAAGTCAACTTGAAGACCTTAAATTAAAAATTTATAGAGCGGATTTTTATAGAGGAACTTCCACAATAAGATTCTATAATCCACAATTAGATATTGGAAATAGACAAATTGCAACTTTGAGACCAAATCCTATTGATACTATTTCTAGATCTTTATTAGTTGGTATTGCTAGAAGTCTTACTTCTGCAGAACAAAGTGCCCTAGTTCCTGGTACAACCATATTGCAAAATGCTAATACAAAGTTTTCCTCAAAACTTAGAAATCTTAGTGGAGCTATTGGATTGGGGAGTGATTTAACTATAACAAATGTTGGAACGGCGTTCACTTCTTCTTCTAAAGTTTATTCCAATGTTGATTTAGTTTCTTTGACAGGTACTGGTGTAGGTGCAAAAGTCGATTTAACTATCAGTGGTGGGGTTGCTATAGCGGCTACTGTTTCTATTGGAGGAACTGGTTATAACTATGGAGATGCATTGAGTATTGATTATTCCGATACTGATAATAGAGGAAAAAATCTAGTTTTAACTATTCCTAATAATATTGGTATTATATCTGCCTTTAATTCTTTAGTTTTAGAAAATATTCAAGGCGACATAACTCAAAATTCTACAGATTCATTATATTATGTTGGAAGTGGTGGTACAACTAATTTATCTGGAGCAACTGTGAGATATTCCGATGTAAAGTCGGATGGATTACATTTTAGAGTTTCTCATAATAATCATGGCATGTATGCAGATAATGATTATGTAACTCTGAGTGGTATAGAACCAGATGCTAGACCAGTTACACTAACTGCTTCGATATCCCCTTCTTCTACCAATTCAATTGTAGTAAGTTCTGTCGGTATACTTACGACCTTTGAAAATCTCCCAGTCAGTTCTTTGAATCCTGGATATATTCTAATAGAAGATGAGATTATCAAGTATACAGGAGTAGTTACTTCTACAAATTCTATTACCGGAATTCAAAGAAATATAGGTGGTTCCATCTCTGGAACATATGATAGTGGAAACCTTGTTTATAAGTATGAGTTGTCCGGAATTTCTTTGAATAGAATTAACAAAACTCACAATTTAGCAGATGCAGATCAATCTAGATATCCAAATGATCTTGATTACTATTATATTAAAATAAATCAAGGCGGAATAGCTGGAGTGGCAATTACTGATAGGGGACCAGTAAATGTCAATTCTTTCCCATCACTATACTTCTCTTCTACTAAATCATGTGGTTCTTATGATATTGTTCCTTTAGTTTCTTCTAGAAGAGGTCCAAAAGCCACACAAAATATACCATTCAATGCAATTAGACCAAATATCCAACTAATGTTGCCAGCCGGAACTTCTGTTTCAGCTAGAGCAAGAACATTTACTGGTTCTACACCAGACTCATCACTAACTCCTTTCTTGGATCAAGGATTTGAAACTGTTGCCTTGAATGAAACAAACTATTTTGAATCTCCAAGAATTATTGCTTCTAAAGTAAATGAACTTGCTTATCTATCTAATTTCCCTGGAGGAAAGTCATTCACATTAGAAATTGATCTTACTACTAGAAATAGTTTGGTATCTCCAGTTATTGATTTGGATAGAGTTAATTTAATTACAATATCTAATAGAATTAACTCGAAAGTAACAAATTATGCTTCTGATTTTAGAGTTAATACAACAAGTTCTGATCCAACAGCGGCAATTTATATAAGTAAGATAGTGACCTTAGAACAATCTGCAGATAGTCTAAAAGTATTATTTGATGCATATAGACACTCTACAAATGATATAAGAGTTTTATATAGATTGTTTAGAACAGACCAAAATTCCAATCCATTGTGGGAATTGTTCCCTGGTTATACTAATTTAGATGTCAATAAAAATATAATAAGTTCTTCTTTGAATAATGGTTTATCGGATACTAATGTATTGCCATCCAACTCTCTTGGTGAATTTGGATCTTACGAATATAATGTTAAAAATTTGCCACAATTCCAAGGATTCCAGATTAAAATTCTAATGACCGGAACTAATTCTTCATATGTGCCTTTAATAAAAGACTTTAGAGCTTTGGCAACAATATAAAATGGATTTGATACCAATAGAAAATAATAAATCTCTATATAGGGATCCTAATTCCGGAGCAGTTATAAACTGTTCTTCATCTGATTATGAATCATACTTAGTACATAAAAATTCTTTATTAGAAAAACAAAATGAAATACAAATGTTAAAAACAGAGGTTAATGAGATTAAAGATATGATGAGATTGATTCTTTCAAAATTAGACTCCAACTCATAAATACTTAAAAACAGGTTCTAATAATGGCGGCAAGGAATGTAAACTTAGTTCTTGAACAAGGGGTTGACTTTCAAGCCACCTTTACAATCAGGAACACTAATAACGCACCATTAAATTTAACGGGGTATACTGGTATTTCTTCAATAAGAAAACATCCAACATCTTCTACTGCATACCCTCTAACTCTTTCTTTTGTCGATAGATTAAATGGAAAAATCTCCGTTTCAATGGGGTTTACTGCAACTGACTCTATTGAGGGTGGTAGATATGTTTATGATGTTATTCTCATTTCTCCAAATTCGTACAGAACCAGAGCAGTTCAAGGAAATGTTTTGGTAACTCCAGGAGTATCATAATGACAGATTACTTAGTAACGCTAAACGAGCCTGGTCCTTATAGAATTGGTGTTGATTACGAAATTCCCACCAAATCTATTCAATATGGGAATATAATTCTTGATAATATAAATTCGCAATTTACGGGAGTTGCTCATACTTTTGGACTAAATGTAAGTGGAAGTTCTTATGTTCCAATCAACGATCAACAATTGATTGTTGTTAAAAACAATCTCGTAATGGAACCAATTGAAGACTATACCACTTCAACAAATAATATTATTTTTACAGTGGCTCCTAATCCTGGAGATGATGTCTTTATTATTGCTTTATCGACAACAGCAGATTTGACAAGAACAATCAATTATGTTATTGATAGTGGTTCAATTGCAATGTTATCTGGAAACAAAGGATCTGTAACTTTAGATGTGAGTGGAGTCATAGAATCTTTGGTAATTCTTGCTGATCAACAAGGAGATCTGACACTGGATATAAAAAAATCGAATTATTCTACATTTCCAATTTTTACTTCAATAGTTGGTGGAGTTTATCCACAAATGACCAACTCCAGAAAAGTTCGTGATGATGACTTGGTAACTTGGGATACTACATTAGTGGCTGGAGACATTTTGACTTTTGATGTCATTGCTGTGAATAATATAAATCGTTTTCTAGTTTCTTTAAAATTAAAATTATAAATAAAGATAGTTATTAAAAATCATAACCTGTAGGGGAGTTGTTTAAATGGCACTATTAGTTCCAAATATTGGAGAACTTGAGTCACTCAGATACTTGGTTGCACAGAACAACCACACTGCAAGTCTTGCTGACCAGTCTCCCAGAAATCTAGTTTTAAAACTTTTTACAAGTAACACGACTCCAGCCGAGTCTGATGTTCCTTCTGCGACTGAATATTATGAACCATATGGCATTGGTAATACTAATGCTTATGGATTTGCACCAACCACAGGTTATCCATATTGTGTAAATAATAGAAACGATCAAAGTTATACTTCTCAAACCGGAATTCTTCTTAACGGTTCTCGTTGGAGAATTAATCAGGTGGGTTCTGGAACTACTGCAACATATCCTGAACAGACTTTTACATTTACTGGTGATGCTGGGGATGTATATGGTTATTATGTAACTCGTGCAAACAACATGCCAGTTTCAGTACAAGGTGTTGTTCACTACGCTTCTGTTGGTATTGGAACTACAGTTTCAAAAGGAGATGCTGTAGATCCAACCATTGGCGTTATTGGTAACTCTTACATCACTATCGATCCAGATATTAGTGTAGATGACCTCACTTTAGGAATGACCGTTGGTGGAAATGCAGGAATTCAAACAGGAACTAAAGTTATTGGAGTTGATAGAGCTCTCAAGGTTGTTTATCTAGATAAAGCACTTATTGATAACATTCAAGTTGCTACTGACCCAAGTGTAACTTTCAGTTTTGGCAAAATTTCAGCAGTTGGTCACCAACTAGTCGCTGGAGATATTCTTTATATTGCTGCAGGAGCTGGAAACACAACTTTAACATCTAATGTATATACAGTATTCTCTGTACCAAATGCAAATGAATTTTTAACCACACCTGCAATCACCCCTACACCAAACGCTACCGCTGGATTGAGCACTGCGACTCTTTACAGTTCTATCATGTATGCTGAAAGGTTCACAAATGGTCCATACGCAGTTCAAAATAATGGAGACCAAATCAAGATTACATTAAACGTTGCTCTTGATTGATACTTGACTAAAAATTTAATAATTTTAATTGTGAATGGGAGGATTGCTATTTTATGGCGATCCTCTTTTTTGCGAATACCTACAAGTGTCGGTAGAGATTACAAATGAGTACTTATGTATATAATTCTACAATAAGCACAAACACCTATTCTACGGAAGACTATGGAAGCATTTCCTCTTCTGTTGACATAGGTGTAGATTATTCTGCCGGCTCATTATTACCCGCACAACCGATAGTAGATTATACATCATATCTTTATGTACCTAAGCCTGATTTCTCATCCACGATTAAGACATTCGATGAAGATAGAAACTTTAGTAGTACAAATATTGAATTTTCATCAACAACCACATTAATAAATCAGGGAGAAGGTTTTGATTCCGAAACTTATGAAAATTTTGGAAATATTTACGACAACTCCACATTAACTCCATTTGGATCTCTAGAACTTGAATTAACAAGTGGAGCTATTAGTGAAACCGAAGTATATGTTGCTTCTGGAACTCTGTTTAGTGTTGGAGTTCTGGATGAAAATGTTACTTTTGTTTGGGTTGGAAATGGTACTGTATTTGAAATAGGAAGTGGACTAGAAAGAACAGTTAAGCCATATATTGCTTCTGGTACTCTGCGAATGGATGCCAGTGCCGCTGGCACTGCAATTGAAAAAGTAACTAAGTCATATAATATATCTTCAATTTATAATCCTCCTTTAGATTATGGAAGTGTAACTTCCTATGTTCTTGGTGGTGATGATATAGGATTAATAACAGAACAACCATCAGGAAGCTTCCCATATGATGATTTTGGATTGGTATCCGATCCAGCAACCCAATATCCATTACGACCATTTGGGCCATTAAGGTTTGTAAGTAATACTGTAGATAATGATTACCATACATGTGACAGTGAAATTTCATGTGACAGTCAAACTTCGGCAATTGTAAATTTCACTGCAAATGTTCCAGCTCAAACTATTCTCTATACATTCTCTGGAACAACTTTAGAGTCATTCTCTGCACAAACTCCAGAAGACATACAACTATTCTCTATTTTTGGAGAACTTGTACATCCATTTATAGATTATACTCCACATTATGGTATAGATCAAAATATCGGTGTTGGTACAACTGGTATCAAATTTGGATCTAGAGTATTCCCAGAAAGATTTACTTTCTCATACAATGAGAACTCTCCTTGTTATGATTCCATTGCAGAATCTCTTGATTTTGGATTATTAACTGGAACACCAATAATTCCAATAACTTCACCTAATGCAGATTTCTTCGATCATGGTTTAGTATCTGAAGAAGAAACTGGCAATATTCCAGATGATTCTGGGTGGATAACAGAGCCATTAATTACTATTTGTCCTTTTGGTTCAACATATCTTTCTGGAACTGCTCTAGAGTCATTCTCTTCAGATACTCCAGATAATACTCAACTCTTTAGTATTTCTGGATCTCTCGTAGAGAAGAATACAGAGGCTTATGTTGGTCTTGGAACCCATCTCTTTGATGTTGGTATTTTCAACGTTCCACTGACAATTGATAATAAGAAAGTAACTTTTGATTCGGATTACATTTACTTTGATACTACTGAGTTAAGATATGATGCCATAGTTTCTTTCACTGCAAGTCCTCCTACAAATACTCAACTATTCAGTATTTCCGGATCAAGTGTAGAATCTTTCACTGCAGATACTCCAGATAATACTCAACTCTTTAGTATTTCTGGAGTCGTTGTTGAGAAATTCTCTCCAAATATTCCTGGAGAAACTGCTCTCTTTGTTATTTCAGGAACTTCTCTAGAGACATTCTCCGCAGATACCCCAGACGAAACTATTCTCTATACCTTCTCAGGATCTCTCGTAGAGAAGAACACAGAGGTTTATGTTGGTCTTGGATCCATAACATTATCTAATACGGCTCTAGAGTCATTCTCTGTACAAACTCCAGACGAAACTATTCTCTATACCTTCTCTGGATCTCTCGTAGAGAAGAATACAGAGGCTTATGTTGGTCTTGGATCTTTCGGTTTTGTTCCTGGAGTTGGATTTGCACCAGATGGTGATGGAAATCTTCGTGATGCCAAGACATACTCTAACAGGTATGGATTCCAAATTGGCGATTTCAACCTTGGTTCCGGAATAGGAACAATAAGAACACGAGGAATTGCTAGAACAAGACTAGCTCTACCATATTTTGCACAAGGATCTATTTCTTTATATGATGGATTAAGAGAATCTTTCAGTAAGGCGAATTATGACGGATTCGGAATATCTACAATTTCTGGAATTGCGTCTAGCCGTGAAATTAATGTCTATGGTTATTATGGAGATGATAACAATCCAGGAACATCCGGAACAATATTCATATCTCAACAAACAAAACCATCAATTGAAAAGAACACGGAATCTTATGTTGGATCTGGACAATTAACTATTAGTGGTGATGTTAGTGTATTAATTAGAAATTCTTTCTTAGGATTGGGTATTGCTCAATTCTCTGGAACTGCTCTAGAGTCATTCTCTGCACAAACTCCAGAAAATATTCAACTCTTTACTATTTCTGGTTCAAGTCTTGAAGTATACTCTGCACAAACTCCAGAAACAGAAGTACTTTATGTTATCAATGGATTCATCGATGAGTCGATCACTAATAATTATGAAGGATCTGGATCCGCAAATCTTAGTGGAAATTCAAGTACATTCTATGTTCCAAATTATCCAGCACGAGGAACTCTTAGATTTATACGTCATAATACAGATAATGACTATGATACATGCGATAATGAAGAAATTACATGTGATGATCAAAATTCCGCAAATGTAAGTTTTGCAGTTAATCCGCCAGAAAATACAATTTCATTTAATTTAGATGGAACTGCAGTTACTACTGAAATAGCAGTATATACTGGAACTACATCTGGACTCTATACAATATCTGGAACTTCTGATAACATCAAGTTCGTATATTCTGAAAGTGGAATTGGAACAATATTTACAGGAAATATTGCTTCAGAAATTCAAACTGATGTTTATATTGGATCTGGAAATCTATTTGCAACATCTGGAGCATCCGAATCATACTCTGCACAAACCCCAGAAAATACACAACTCTTCCAAATTTCTGGATCCTCTGCAACATCTGTAGAATTTGATTATTCAGTTGTTGGTATTGGATTATTTGCATTAAGTGGATCTGCAATAACTTCCGAAATTGCAACTTACACACAAATAGGTTCCGGAGCTATAACTCTTTCCGGTGAACTTGTTTATCCAGATGTTGTTTATATACCATCACCAGATGGATCTGGAACAATTAATGTTCTCGGATCTTCCAATAATTCTCTCACGAAGACATATAATCAAATTGGAGGAAGTCTATTTGCATTCTCTTCTGGCCTTGAGTCATTTACAAAATCTACTTATATTGGAGTTGGTACAATTTATATCCAAGAAGTTTCTGGATCAACTATTAATAATCCATTCCAAATTCCAAGAACGTATGTTGTTATCATTTAATTCTGATAAATAAATCAGAAGAAATAGTAATTTGAGTCGTATAGTACTATGACCAAGCAGGTACAGCTTAGAAGGGGAACATCTTCAGAACACCAGGTTTTTACGGGAGCAGTTGGAGAATTAACAATTGACACTACACTAGATGTAGCTGTGGTTCATGATGGGTCTACCCCTGGTGGCCATTACTTGGTTGGAACTGGTTTTGGTGCTACGGTATCTCAGGGCCTTGTAAATAAATCTTTTGTTGGAATAGGAACCACATCATGTGATGAATTTAAGCTTTTTGTAAATGGAAATTCTTTATTTGCGGGAAATATAATCGCAAGAAGTTTAGATGTGATCTATGATCCCATCATACAAAGAGAATCGACAATAAGTGACTCCAATTTAAATGTTATTGGAGTCACTACTGAGAATTTAAGACTTGGCTATAACGTTAATGATAATGGAGAAGGGTATATTGCTTCGGGAACTATTATTACCTCTATTGGTATTGAGGAAGTTGGTATAGATCTTCCTGCTTTTATAACGGGTGCAGCCACAACTACACTTACCTACACAAATCCTCTTGCTGGCCAAACCAATCTTCATGATGTAGCTATTGCCAATAATTTATCTGTTGGTTATCAGGCTGTAATACAAGAAATAGGTATTGGTAGTGGTAGAGTAGACCTTTTCTATGCAAATAGTGGTATTATGACTGCTGTTGGCATTCAGACAGCAGCTATTGAAGATCTTTATATTAAGGCTGGAATAGTAACAAATATTGGTATTACTACAGCATATGTACAGGATCTTTATGTAAATTCGGGTATTTTAACTACCGCAGGAATAACGTCATTAACCGCAAGTACAGCATACGTAGTAACTGGAATAATAACGGATCTTACTACAACAACACTATCTGCACAGACATCAAGTATTGATCTTGCTAATATAACAGATCTTTATGCAGATACATTCTCCACGCCAACAGCTTATATAACTTCCGGTATTGTAACTACTATTAATTCGGAAGCTGGATATGCAAATACATCATTTGTCAATGTTGGTGTCATAACAAACGCATTTATTGCAGCTGGTGTAGTTACAGATCTCTATACAACCACACTATACGCAAATACATCATATATTAATGTTGGTATTGGAACTACAATAGCTGTAGGTGCTCAATATGTAGGTCAGTCATTTGTAAATACGGGTATTATAACAACAGCATATATTAATTCTGGTATTATAACAACCACAGGAATTTCTAGTGCAAGAGTAAATGATTTCTATGCAAATTCTGGAGTAGTAACAACTTTAACTGCAGAAACGTCATATCTTGATACTACATATACTAATATTGGATTCTCTACTTTCATATATGCAAATGAAGGTTATATCAATACTGGAATTATCACTTCAGTTGGAATTACATCGGCGAGTATAAGTACTTCTTACGTTAATCAGCAATACGTAAATTCTGGATTTGCTACAAGTTTTGATATCGTCACTGCATATATTAATTCCGGAATAGTAACTACTTTAAATGTATCTGGAGTTTCTACATTAGTAGGAAGTGTTTCCGTTGCATCAACTCTCAGTTCACCAGGAATTGCTGCTTCCAATGTTTATCTAAACGTAGGATTTGCGACAGATTTAGTTGTTTCAGATTTAACAACTACTGAGACTTTACAATCCAATGTTGGATTAATCACAGATCTTACTGGAACTAATTTAAATTATTCCGGTGTCAGCACTTTCGGATCTACAACAGGTGTAGGAACCGTTATTATTGGTATTGGAACTACTGCTTTATTTGTTGATGGTAGTGCTAGAATTACCGGAATTCTTACGATTGGTTCTGGTTCTATTACTGTAGATGGTATACAAGCTTCAATTACTGGAATTGACAGGTTAGTTGCTACAGCTGGAACAATTACAAATCTTGTTGGAGAAAATGTAAAGTACACTGGAATTTCTACATTCAGTCAAGTTGGTATTGGTGCCACATTATCTCTTGTTGGATTTAATACTGTAGGGGCTCAGGATAAAACTGTAAGAATTCAACTTTCAAATTCTGGTATTGCTTCAGATTACACATTAATTTTGCCTGATAAAATCGGTAGTGCTGGACAATTATTGGGATTAAACCCTGATGGTACATTAGGATTCACCACAAATGGTGCTGGACTATTCGAAAGTAGATATTATGTTTCCGCTCAGAACGGAGATGATTCTTATAATGGTAAGTCTTTGCCAGTTAAAACTATTAAGAGGGCAGCTCAATTAGCTTCATTTGATAGTTTCCAAATTCCTGGTCAAAGATATTTGGATGCTGGAGATTTACTGGAAGCGAACAAAGAGTTCATCAAAGAAGAATCAATAGCTTATGTTCAATTTAATTATGAAAATATTGGTGTTGCTACAATATTCCCAGACTTTGAAGCAAATACTTGGAAGTCTGGCATAAGTTCAATCGTAGATGCTATTACGTATGATGTCAGATTTGGTGGAAATTCTAAGTCTATAAATGTTGCATCAGTACTTAGAAATTCTGGAACATATACTGGAGAAGAAGTTCCATTTACTTTTGCAATAGATTATGTAAAATTCCTTGGACAATACGTAATTAACAATCAAAGTCCACCGACTTTGTATCAAACTTCAGTTTCGCAGACATTTGATTTTACCATTATTGATGATCCAGAAAATAATAACACAAATTATTTCCATAGATCCAAGGACGCTAGAAATCTTATTGTTGGAAATAGGCAAGAAATTATTGATAAGTCTCTGGCTTCTGTTGCAGTTGGAGTTGGATCTACATTCTTCTTCCCAGGTGAAGTTGAAACTAATCCTAGATCCAGATATTATGACTCTTATAAGTTAATCACAATCAATAAACAAGAAATCGTTGATAAGTCAATGGCATCTCTTGCCATTGGATTCCCAACTGGATTTTATGTACCTGGTCCTGGTATTGGCTCTACAACTAAGGACTCCAGGTATTATGATGCTTATAGACTGATTCAAATTAATAAGGATGAAATTGTTGCCACTGCAATGACAGCAATTAATGTTCAGTATCCTACCCTTTGGTCTTCTGGAATATCTTCAGCTAAGTGTCAGAGAGATCTTGGGTATTTTGTAGATGCAGTTTCAACCGACGTATTTACTGGCGGTAATAACTATGCAAGAGCCTTTACTGGTTTCTACTTCGTAGGTGTTGGAACTACTAGTTTAATTGGCGAAGAACAACAAAGCATTTATGGATTCCAGCAAGCTGGAATTCAAATGCGAAATGCAATTACAAACCAACTTACCCAAAAAAATCTAGGCATTTCAAGTGGACCGACATCTTATACAGGAACTAAAATTGGTGCAGTAGAAGTTACCAGCACTACATCCTGTACCGATGTACAGAACACTATTACTTCTCTTGTTGGAGTTGTTACGGCTGCAGTTGGCGCTGGAAATACTAGTGGACTACCTGCACTTAACCTTGGAAACTTTAATCTTAGTGTAATTGGATTTGGAACTACTGCAGGAATTTGGAAGTGTGCTAGAGATACTGCATTCTTTGTAGATGCAGTATCAACGGACGTATTTACTGGTGGTAATAATTACAGCAGAAGATTTGCTGGATTCTACTTCAATAATGTTGGATCCCCAATTCCAAATGGATTGAATGGTGAAGAAGCTCAATCAAATTATGTCTTCACTAGTGCAAAAGATTTGATGTCTTCTGCGGTAACAAATCAGTTAAATTCTAGAGATTTAACTATTACTGCTGATTCTGAGACAGGATTCAATACAAGTCCAAATTCTTGTGCAAATGTTAGATCAACAATTGCCTCCCTTGCAGGCATTGTTACTACAGTAGTTTCTGCAGGAAGTACAGCAGGTATTGGAACTACGACTAACTATGGATATTTCCTTGTCAATCCTACTTATAATGTAAGAAACCTTACAGGAATTAGTACTCTTGGCATTGGAGTCAGTTCGGTTGGTATTGGAACTACAACTGTAGTTGGTGGACGTAAGTGTGCGAGAGACTTGGGATACATTGTAGACGCTATTGCACAGGATGTTTCTTACGGAACAAACCAACATACAATATATGCGACTAAAAAATATTTTAATGGCGCAGGAACACTTCTATCAAATGGTGTTCTTGGAGAAGAAACTGCTTCTGTTTATGCATTCAGAAGTGTAGGAACATATGCAAAACAAGCAGTTACAAACTGGTTGAATTATCAAGATCTTACAATTCAAAATGATGTTTCTGTAGGATCAACTAATAAGAATCCAAACGTATGCTCAAACACAAGATCTACTATTGATAGTCTCGTTGGTATTCTTACTACCGCTTTATTAAGTGGAAGTTTAGTTGGTATTGCTTCAACAAGCATTGGTGGAACTGATTGTGCTGATGTAAGATCTGCAATTGTTAATTATACAGGTATTGTTACTACTATTATTGGATTTGGCACAGAAGCCGGCCCAGCTCTATCTTTACCACAAACAAAATCTAATCCTGTTTGTATTGTTGTTGAGGCTGGAGATTATACCGAAGATAACCCAATTCTCCTTTATGATGACGTTGCAGTTGTTGGCGATAACCTCAGAAATACTATTATCAGACCTCTAAATGCCGGTAAAGACCTCTTTAGAGTTAGAAATGGTGTTTACGTAACAGGTTTTGCAATGAAGGATGCGGTTGATGCCGCTGGTATTCCTCAGTCAACATTTGACTATGCAATTGCTTTTGATGATCCTACAGATACTCTAACATCTAGATCTGGATATGCAACAAAGACCGATAAACCGACTATTACAAGATCACCATACATTCAAAACTGTTCTATTCTTTCATTCTTAGGTGGAAATGGAATTTTAGTTGATGGTTCTAAAGTATTATCACCAAACATTCCAGTTATTGCACAAGAAGCTGAAATTCCTGTTCTTGATGAACAACCAGAACAAGGTAAGTCCATGGTTGCTGCAACATTTACCATGGTTTCTTTTGGTGGCATTGGTTGGAGAACAATTAATGATGGATATGCACAGGTCGTTTCTTGCTTCCAAATCTTCTGTCGTTATGGATCTTTAACTCAGTCTGGTGGTTACCTATCAATTACCAACTCTGCAACAAACTTTGGATTATATGCTCTAAGATCTGTTGGATTCAGTCCAAATTCATTCAGATTTGACAGGGGACGGATCGCAGCGACTGGAACTTCTGGTGGACTAACCACTCTAAAAGTAGTTGGATTAGGTAGATCAGAACAAGATTTATATGTTTTAAGATTCTTTGACAATACCGGAAATGATCAAACTGCAAACTTTAAACCAGCACCAATTGTACAAGAGTTTATTGGAACAGCAGTAACAGCCGGAGGGGTAGTTAATACTTCTAATGATACCATTAATATTGCTCTACATCCATTCCAAAATGGAGATAGTTTAGTCTATCTTGGAGATGAGGGAGTAATTCCTAGCAGAATTATTGGTGGATTGGTTAACCAAAACCAATATTATGTAAAATATGTTGACTCTGGATCTTTCCAACTTGCTGAAGATGATTCTTTATCTAGAATAGTTGATTTGACTTCAGCATCAACTGGTATTCACACACTACAGAAAAACACTCAAGAATTTTTTGCAAAAGAAATTATTGATAGACATAGCATATATCAACGTTTGACTATTCCAGGAACACAAACACTTAACTTTGTTTCTGGTAGAGCAGTAAGTCAAGAGGTATCTGGTGGAACTGCCGTAGGATATGCATACACATGGAGTAATGATACAAGACAACTTATAGTTTCTGTAGAACTTTCCGAAGGAGTCAGGAGAAACTTTGCAGCTACTGGAGGATTAAATTTAACGATTGATGATCATAGTGGAAGTCCAATTTCAACATCAATTAGCGCTGTTGCTGGACTTAGCACTTACTGGTCAGTTCAATTTAAAGTTGATTCTACTCTAGCTGGTGGAACTATTCAGGGTATATCAAACTTACCGGAAAATTATAGACTCCATTTCCATAGACCTTCGATCATCAACTCATCTTCGCACACATGGGAATTCTCTGGATCTGGTATTGATTATAATGCTTTACCACAAAATGGAGGAAAAACTAATTCGAAATCTGAACAAGTTTCCGAACGTGGCGGTAGAGTATTTACATCTGGTACTAACGAACTTGGTGACTTTAAAATTGGTGACTTTATTACCGCATATAACAGAACTGGTAACATTATCTTTAATAATACTGTAACAATTGGTACTCTTGATTCTATTAGATTATCTCTATCTGGCGGTGTTGCGGTTGAAGAATTCTCTACTGATGGTGATTTGGGTGATAATGAAACTGGAGGTCCATTAAACAAGAGAGTTTCCACTCAACTTGCAGTTAGAAGTTTCTTAAACAACAGACTTGGCAACTTTATTGATAAGTTAGTATCAACAAATGCAATTCCAAACGCTATTGTTCAATTGAACTCTATCGGTCAAATTAACGCTGACTTAATTCCACCCAAAACTGTAAATTACTATAGAGCGGCTAACGTTGGTGGAAGAACTCAATTAGTAAACTTAATTCCTGCAACAAATCTTTCTTCTGGAGACGTTGTTTCTGAACCTGTTGATTCTTTTGTTCTGGTTAGTGATCTTATTGGCCAATATCTAATTTTAAATAATTCATCTATTTACAATTTCCAAAATGGAGATGAAGTAGTAAGTACTGTTTCCGCTGGAGGTGCAATTGGTATTGTTACCAGTCCACCAACGATTGGAGTTAACACAACCACTCTTTCCTTCCCTAACGTTGGATATGGTACTACTGGTCTAGTTAGAGGTGTTGCACTCACTCTCAAATCACTTTCAGGTGGTTCTGGATATAGTGCCGCTGGAATTTATACTGGGGTAAGACTTGACACATCTAGTGGTATTGGTACTGGACTTACCGCAACTATTACCGTTAGTGCTGCTGGTACAGTATCGAATGTTGCTATTAATACAGGTGGATTTAAATTTGCAACAAATGACATTCTTACACTTAATGATCCTACTCCAGTTGGAGGTAGATCTGGTGGATCAAACTTCACAGTTCAAGTTAATACTGTAGAGACTAGACTCTATCTAAAACTTACAAATCAGCAGAAATTCCCAGGATCCTCTGCACTCCCAGACTATGTTTCTGATAGAAACGCATCAGGAGTTTCAACGAATATTGGAATTGGAACTACATTCTCATTCACTCCTACGGATATTGGGGTTGGAGGAAACGTTGACTTTGCCAATGATAGAATTGTACTTGGCGTTGGTCATACTTTACAGGACGGAGATCCTGTAATCTATAATGTAACTGCAGGTACAGTAATATCGCCTCTAGAGAATAACGCAGTTTATTATGCTAAGAGAGTAGGACTCACATCCATATCACTTTATACTACATATGCATTATCTACTATTAAAGATTTAGAAAGTAGTGGAACTGGAACTCATACTTTAACTAGATCCGGAATTGTTACTTCAACTGACCAAATTGTATTTGTAAATCATGGATTTACAACTGGAGATCCGGTAAAAATCACTGGAAGTACTCCAACTGGCGTAACAACTGGAAACTTCTACTTCACTGGTTCTGTAACACAAAACTCATTTACTCTCCATGAAACTAGATCTGAGGCCCTTACATCTGTTAATGGATTATTATTGAGTACTATAGATTTATCAGAGGCTACAAATCCAGTTGGAACAATGACATTTACAGAGCAGAATGTTACTTATTCTGCTACCGTAAATACTTCTTCAAATGATGAAAATAACTTCTCACTCTTATCGACAAATAGTTTAGATGCTGCCAACATTGTATCCGGTACTATTTCACCAACCAGACTTGGTTCTGGATCCGCAAATAACCAAACATTCTTAAGAGGTGATTCTTCTTATCAAAAGGTTGTAACTGCGATTGGAATTGGAACTACCCAACCATTTGATGTTCAAGGATATACCTCAGCAGATTTCCCTGCAGATGGGGTTGGATTTACAACATATTATGGAATTGTTAAACTTGGACTAAACAGAGTTCAAAGCACTGTTGACGCATATTCCACACTAGGTATCTCTAGGTTTAAGAACTCTACATTTGATGTTGGATCTGATGGTGCAATTCAAATTAAAAACTCCGCATCTGGTGGGGATGTTGACGCCACAACTCTTGGTGGAAACAACTCTGCATACCATTTGGATGTTACTAACCATACTGGAACTATTCCAGTTAATAGAGGTGGTACCGGACTAACTGGAGCGCCAAGTAATGGTGCTCTACTTGTTGGTAATGGTAGTGCATACACTCTCACAACTACTCCAACACTGCAAGGATTATTAACTACTCAATCAATTCTGGTTGCGGCAAACCAAGAAATTTACTTCAATAGTGGTGCGTTTGGTGCAGAAAGAGCGGGTAAGATCCAGTTTGCTAGCAACAGTTTATACTTACAATTTACCACCAGTTTAATTGGTAGAAATGCAAGTGGAACAAACGTATTCACTCTTGGTAATACTGGTAATGCCACATTCAATGGAACACTAGCATCTACCACTTTAACTCTGAATGGCAGTGGTTCTACAACTGATGCACAGTTAAGAATCAATGGTGCAACAAATAACTGGATTGACTTTGGTACTAATGGGGTTGCAGCACCTTCATTTACTACAAGAAGTTTAGGAACTAAAATTGTCCTATATCCAAATATTAGTGCATCTACTGTTGATTTTGCGATAGGTGTTCAAGCAGCTACAATGTGGTATTCGGTTCAGAATACAGCTGCACAATTCAACTGGTATGGTGGAACAACTGTTTCAGCGACTTTAACGGGTGCTGGTAACTTTGCTGCTACTGGAACTGTTACTGGTACGCAGTTAATTTCCAACATTGCAACTGGAACTGCACCACTATCAGTAACCTCAACAACCACTGTAACTAATTTGAGATCAAATTATGTTACCTTCGGTATGCTTGACAATAATGATGATTACATGAACTTCAGAGTTATGAGAAACAATAACTCTGTAAGTAACCGTGATGGTATGTACATTGGTTATGGAAATGCCAACTCTGGTGATACAAGACTTTATGGTGGTGGAAATACAGCAACTCCAGTAACTATCGGCAACGGTGGTACATTAACTGCGTCCTCAACTGTTACTGCTACTAGATTAATCTCTAATGTTGCCACTGGTACTGCCCCATTATCAGTTACTTCAACAACTGAAGTTGCAAACTTAAATGCTGCTTTATTAAATGGATTTGCATCAGCAACTGCAAACACCGTAAGTACTGTTGTAAGACGTGACGCTTCTGGTAACTTTAGCGCTGGCACAATCACTGCATCAGCACATACAGTAACTGGAAATCTTTCCGCATGGAATACCACAACTCCTGGAACAGGTGTTGGTGGAGTACATCTAGGCGCCGCGTCTGGAACATCTAACGCTGGTCCTGCGATCACATTTGGTGCAAGAGATGCTTCTTCTGGTGGAAACGCACAGGCGGGTATTTACATCAACTCTGATGGTTCTTATGGAACCAGAATGTACTTCGCAACCACTGATTCTTATGCAACTGGTTCCCGAGTTGCAATGTCAATCAGTGAAGCTGGTGCTGTCAGCATTACAAGATCAAACTTAACGGTTGCAGGTACAGTTACAGCAAACTCTGATATTAGACTTAAGACAAACATTGAGACAATCTCTGATGCTCTCAATAAGGTACTAAATCTACGCGGTGTAATCTACGATAGAATTGATTCTGGCGAGCGTCAAATCGGTGTTATTGCACAAGAAGTTGAAGCAGTTCTCCCAGAATTAGTACATGAAAACGATGGAACCAAGTCAGTTGCTTACTCAAACATGGTTGCTGTTCTAATTGAAGCAATCAAGGAACAACAAGTTCAAATCAATGAACTCCGTGACGAAATCAAAAAACTAAAGGTCGAGTGAAAACTCAACCCATAAATTATAAATACCTCTAGGAAACTAGGGGTATTTTTTTATGGCGCAACCATCTAGTAGAGCGGAATTGAAAGATTACTGCCTCAAACAACTAGGTAAGCCAGTTTTAGAAATAAATGTAGACGACGATCAAATTGACAATTTAATTGATGATGCGATTCAATATTATCACGAACGTCACTATGATGGTATTGATCGTGTATTTCTAAAACATAAACTTACTCCTGCAACTAAAGGGACTCTTTCGCAACCTGGTCCTGTAGGAACTTCAACAACATCTGGTGCAGTTGTTGGTGCTGGATTGACTTCTCTTACTTATGTTGAAGGAGTGAACTATCTTCCACTTCCAGATTCGATCATTGGCGTCAATAATATTCTCAAAATAAATTCGAGTACGGTTTCAGATGGTTTATTTAATATTAAGTACCAACTATTTTTGAATGATGTTTATTACTATGGCGCATTAGATCTTCTCAATTATGCAATGGTTAAGAGATACCTGGAAGATCTAGATTTCCTCTTAAATCCTCATGCACAGATTCGTTTTAACAAGAAAAATCACAAGTTATATCTAGATATTGATTGGTCTGAAGTAGGTGAAAATGAATATGTAATTATTGATTGTTATAGAATTGTTGATCCATCAGACGCACCAAAACTCTATAATGATTGGTGGTTGAAGAAGTATTTAACAGCCCTAATCAAGAAACAATGGGGACAAAATATGATCAAATTTCAAGGAGTGTTACTTCCTGGTGGAGTTCAACTTAATGGTAGACAAATTTATGACGATGGTGTTCAAGAGGTAGAGAAATTGGAACAACAACTTAAGGATGAGTACGAATTACCACCAATGGATCTCATAGGTTGATATGTCACCACTAAATTCCTATTTTTTACAAGGATCTCCGAGTGAGCAAAGACTTATTCAAGATCTAATTAACGAACAACTCAAAATGTATGGGCAAGATGTTCTATACATGCCTAGAAAGATTATTGGAGAAAATACGGTAATCAAAGAAATCACTGCATCTAAATTTGACGATAGTTTTCGTATTGAAGCTTACTTAATGAATTTTGAAGGATTTAGTGGCAATGGAGATTTACTTACTAAATTTGGTGTTAGAAGCAATGATGAGATTAACCTTATAATTTCTAAAGAAAGATATGATGATTTCATTTCACCCTTATTGAAATTATGGCCAGAGGATGAAAGAAAGGTTGCTTATAGACCTCAAGAAGGAGACTTGATTTGGTTTCCTCTTGACGAATCTTTATTTGAAATCAAATATGTTGAAGGTAAAAAACCATTTTATCAACTCAATAATCTATATGTTTATGAACTGAGATGTGAAAGATTTGAATATGAAGATGAAATTATTGATGTCCCAGAAGTTGATTCTGCAGGAATTGAAATTAATGAATCTATTAAGGATCTTGGAAATGTTTATACTATCCAAATGGTTGGTTCTGGTGCAACAACTGCAGTAGCTTCAGTAGGATTTGCAACAACAGATCCATATTCCAAATCAGTTCAATACTTGGATCTTATCAATGATGGTTATGGATATACCTCGGCTCCTATAGTTTCAATTTCCACTGCACCAGGCGGCGGATTGACTGCAACAGCTGTTGCGATTATGACAAGTAGATCATCTAACCAAAAATTATCTATTGATAGAATTCTTATTACAAATCCTGGATTTGGATATACAGAACCTCCTATCGTAACTATTTCTGGAGGCGGAGGAAGTGGAGGAATTGCAACTGCTGTTATTAATACCAGAGTTCTTGGAACAATCGGACTATCTTCTGGTGGAGTTGGATATACTACAACGCCACAAGTAACGATTCAAAGAATCTTTATTCCAACAAGTACTGGAATATCTTCTAACATTAATAACGCACAAGCTGAAGCAGTTGTAAACTCTAATGGACAAGTAGTCTCCGTTCGTTATTCTAATGCTGGTGCCGGATATACATTTACACCGACAATATCTTTTACTGATCCTACTTCTACTACATTTGGAGATTATGATTATAATGAAGTTGTTACCGGAACTAGAACCGGAACTACTGGATATGTTAAGAGTTGGGACTATGTAAACCGAGTTCTTAAGGTTGCTATTGTTGATGGAAATTTTGCAAGAGGTGAATCTATTGTTGGTGCCGCAGGAAGTTATAAAGTTTCAACAGTACAAACAAATGAATTCTTAGATCTATATGCCGAAAATATCGAAATAGAAATGGCTGCTGACCAAATTCTTGATTTTAGTCAAAAGAACCCATTTGGCGAATTCTAAATAGTTAATACGTTTTAAGAAACTTGTAATGATATCAAATTATTTTTATCACGAAATATTGAGAAAGACGATTGTATCTTTCGGCACACTATTTAATGATATTAAAATTAAACATAAAGATAATGCAGGAGATGATTTTAGTATCTTAACTGTGCCGATAGCTTATGGTCCAGTTCAAAAGTTTTTAGCTAGAATTGAACAAGTTCCGGATTTAAAGAAAAGAGTAGCCATAACTCTTCCAAGAATGTCATTTGAAATGACAGGTATTCAATATGATTCGAGTAGAAAGTCTTCTACTATGCAAACTTTTAAAGCTTTAGACAAAACAAATAATGAAATGTCTAAAGTTTTTATGCCAGTTCCATATAATGTTAATATTAGACTATCCATTATGTCTAAATTGAATGAAGATGCTTTACAAATTGTTGAACAAATATTGCCCTATTTTCAACCACATTTAAACTTAACTGTAGATCTGGTTTCTAGTATTGGAGAAAAAAGAGATATTCCAATGATTTTGGAACGAATATCAATGGATGATCAATATGAGGGAGATTTTACAACTAGAAGAATTTTAATTTATACTTTAGATTTCGTAGCAAAAACCTATCTGTTTGGTCCAGTAGGAAACAACAATGATACCCTTATTAAACAAGTTCAGGTCGATTATTATACGGATACTAATAGAGTAAATGCTTCAAGACAACTTAGATATGTTGTAGAACCAAGAGCAATTAAAGACTATAATAATGATGAAATCACAGTAATTGCAGATGATCTTGATGATGAAAAAACACAATTTAATGTTTCTGATGCGACGGCTTTAGTTGTTAATTCTTACATTCAAATTGATGACGAATCCATGTATATTCGCAAGATTACTGGCAACACTTTGTTAGTAAATAGAGGTCAAGACGGATCAGTAATTACTACACATGCATCCGGAACGGCTGTTAATGTAATTAATGATGCAGATGACGAGTTGATTGATCTTGATGATGATTTTGGATTTAGTGAATCTCGTTATGATTTTTCTGATGGCAAGATCTATAGTACCACCAAAGGAACTGATATATGAGTTTTGAAGACATTGATAAGGCTCTAGATATTGAGACAACTCCGATCAAATCAGAGATTGTCAAGACAGAGCCTTCTGAAATAAAAAAACCTGCAGATGCTGTAGATCAACTCCAAAAAGACTATGAGTATTCTAGAGGACAACTCTACTCAATTATTGAGAAAGGTCAAGAAGCCATTAATGGTATTCTAGAACTTGCACAAGAATCCGACTCTCCAAGAGCGTATGAAGTCGCAGGACAACTGATTAAGAATGTTGGAGATGTTACAGATAAATTGGTTGATCTTCAAAAGAAAATGAAAGATATCAACCAGGAACAAAAGTCTTCTGCGCCCACTAGTGTCACTAATAACGCAGTGTTCTTAGGATCTACTGCAGAATTACAAAAGTTTCTCAAAGGGTCTATGGGTGGGGATCTCCCTAAATAAAATATAGACCACTAAAAGTAATATGAAATCCTTCAAAGACTTCTGTGCGGAAGCATATTTTATTGATGAGGATTGGAAACAGAGTAAAGTTCCCAAATCTGTAATTGCTAATCAAACTAGACTGAATAAAGAAAAGGAAGCTAATAAAATTGGTTCTAAATCATTTTCCGACAGAGGTGGTTATGCCGCACTCAAAGCAGGTGGTGGTCAAGCAGCATTGAACGCTGGAAGGAGTGTAAGTGATGTTCTTCATGCGGGTAAGAGAGCTACTCAACAAAAGGAAGGCCCATACATTTCTCCAGAATCTAAAGCAAGAACAAACTTAATGAATGCTCAAGCAGAGAAATTAAGAAGAGAAACAACGGCCAAAAAACCAATGGATAGCTTTGCTGCTGGTGGTGGCGAGGCAAAAATGAAGAAGACTGGTATGACTAGAGACCAGGTAATTGCACAAGGTAAGAAAAACTTAGCCAATCAATAGTAAAATGGACAAACTCACCTTTAAGGAATGGTCTATTCTCGCAGACCTAGAAACAATTGCACCACTCGTAGAAGACTTTGAGTTTTCCATGGCTCGTGGAGAACTTAAGACTGCACAGGCTGCAATCACTAGATTGATGACTAAACTTAAGGGTGAAGGAGATCTTGAAGCTTGGGTACAATCAAAGATCACAAAAGCTGCAGAATATCTTGATACCGTAGCTGATCATCTATCTCATGGAGAAGATGACACTGAAAGGAAAAAGGAAGTAAAAGAAGCATTCAAGTCATATAAGTCAGTAGAAGAAATATCAAAAAAGCATAAGGTGTCCGAAGAGGAAATTGAAAAGCAACTTGAAATGGGAATGAAGGTAGAGAAAGAACATACTACCGATAGTCAAGTAGCCAAAGAGATTGCACTTCAACATCTTGACGAACTTCCAAACTACTATTCTAAACTAAAGAAAGTAGAAAAAGTAAAAGAAGATTGGTCTGAGAAATATAAGAAGTCAATTGATTGTGATAATCCAAAAGGATTTTCTCAGAGAGCTCATTGTCAAGGCCGCAAGAAAAAAATTGAAGAAAAATGTTGGGATGGATATAAACAACTTGGAATGAAAAAGAAGGGGAAGAAGGTAGTTCCCAATTGTGTGAAGGAGGATTTGATTGATGAAAACAAGAGTGGTGATAGTTCTTTGCGTGACTGGTTTACTAAGAGTCGCGCTTCTGATGGCACCCCTGGTTGGGTTCAACTGGGCGGTAAATACGCAGGAAAACCCTGTGCAAAACAACCAGGACAAACAACCAAACCAAAGTGTGGTTCCAGCAAAATGAAGGCAGACCTCTCCGATAAGGAAGAGGAAAGAGCATTCCGTCGTAAGAATCAGGAAGACCCAAATCCTGACAGAGAGGGTAAGGCTAAGATGGTTGCGACTGAAGAGAAAGACGCATGTTACTCAAAGGTAAAATCTCGTTATAAGGTTTGGCCTTCTGCATATGCTTCTGGTGCATTAGTTAAGTGCCGTAAAGTTGGCGCTGCTAATTGGGGAAATAAAGTACAGAAAGAAGAACTTTCTACAAAATTTAATTTTCGTTATGGATCTACTCCAGCAAAATCCACAGATGCATCTGTATCGAGTGCGGTAAATAAATCACTAGTAGAACCGAAAACTTTTCATTCTGCATCTTCAGAAACCGGTAAGACTGGTGTTACTGGTAGTGGAAGTATTTCTTATTCAGGAGCTCCTGGTAAATCGAATACACCTTCTCCTACACCTTCTTCAAATTCAAATGTAAACCCAGAACAGAAAGTAAAACCGGAAATAAAGAATAAAGAATTATCTAGTAAATTGGGTAAATTTACCAAAGAATCTTATAAGTTTTCAAATTGGAGAGATGACTTCAAAGCAACTGAGTATGAGTCCTTCAATATTGTTGAACCAACTCCTCTAAAAGAAAGTGAGGAGATTAGATATTGTCCAAAGTGCAAAAAGAATGAGAAGAAAAGAGAATGTAGATATGGAGAGAAGTATTGGACAATGTTCTCTCTACCTGCATCATTAGGTGGCGGTGGAGCTTACGATCCCAATGAAGTTCATCCAGCAAATGAGAATGTAAGTTTTGAGATCGGCGGTGGTCACAGACAAGCACAAAGAACTGCAAAAATTAGAAACCTTGCAAAGGGTACAACTAATGCAGGAGAAAAGGCTGCTGCAATGAAGAAGTTGAGTGGCCCATCTCTGCCACTTGCTGATTCTGTCATCCAACCAGGACAATTGAGAACCGAAGACTATCAAAGACTACAATCTACAGGAAATGTTTATACTATACTATTCTCCTGGAGAGGAAGATCAATGATGAGTCTTCAACTCTTTTTCCCAAATATGAAGAGACCATCAAAAGATGAAGTCAAAAAGGAAATTGAGAAGTTCTATCCAGGCGCAGTTATAATGCAGTGGTATCCAAGTCCTACTGATCCATCTAAACCAATCGTAGTTATTCAAGGTAAGTAAAATGAACATTGACCCTTCTGAAATTGTACTTGAAGATATCAATAAAATGTTGATCTATGAACAGCAGTCAAGGGTCATAGATAAATTAGATAGAGAAGAAGCAATAGAGTTTGCAAAAGCTTATTTTAAACTTTATCTCAAACAACAAGAAGTCGTAGCAAGTTTAGCAAAAATTTAATTTTTTTATGAGTGATCAGGTATATCTTGGTAATCCCAACCTTAAGAAGGCTAATGTAGCCGTAGAATTCTCGCAGGATCAGGTACTTGAGTTTATCAAGTGTAAACAGGATCCCGTGTATTTTGCTAAGAACTACATCAAGATTGTTTCTCTTGACTATGGTGAGATACCATTCAAGATGTACCCATTCCAGGAAAAGTTGATCAATAACTTTCATGGAAACCGATTCAACATTTGTAGAATGCCTCGTCAGACAGGTAAATCTACGACTTGTGTTTCATATTTGTTACATTATGCGGTATTTAACGACAATGTTAACATAGCTATTCTAGCCAACAAGGCATCAACTGCACAGGATCTCTTAAGTAGGTTACAGTTTGCATACGAGAAACTGCCAAAGTGGATGCAACAAGGTATCGTATCATGGAATAAACGTTCCTTAGAGCTAGAAAATGGTTCCAAGATTATCGCCGCGTCTACTTCTGCATCTGCTGTTCGAGGCGGATCGTACAATGTCATCTTTTTGGACGAGTTCGCATTCATCCCGAATCACATTGCTGACGAATTCTTTGCCTCTGTATATCCTACTATTTCGTCAGGTAAAAGCACGAAAGTCTTAATCGTTTCTACCCCTAAGGGTATGAATCACTTCTACCGCATTTGGCATGATGCGGAGAGAGGTAAGAACGAGTATGTACCCACAGACGTACATTGGTCTGAAGTTCCAGGTAGAGATGAAAACTGGAAGAAACAGACTATTGCAAATACTTCCGAACAACAATTCAAAGTTGAGTTTGAGTGTGAATTCTTAGGATCTGTTGATACTCTTGTATCTGCAGCTAAACTCAGATCCTTAGTTTATGATGATCCAATCAAACGTAATGCGGGATTGGATATCTATGAAGAACCACAAAAAGACCACAATTATGTAATTACAGTTGACGTGGCTCGTGGAGTAGAAAAAGATTATTCTGCATTTACTATTTGTGATACAACTACTTTTCCATATAGATTAGTTGGAAAGTATAGAAATAATCAGATAAAACCGATGTTATTTCCAAGTATCATCAAAGATCTTGCGATGGCTTACAATAAGGCTTATATTTTAGTTGAAGTTAATGATATTGGCGAACAAGTGGGACAGATTCTACACATGGATTTGGAATATGATAATGTTCTCATGTGTACGATGCGAGGCCGTGCTGGTCAACTTGTAGGTCAAGGATTTTCTGGAAAGAAATCTCAGATGGGAGTCAAAATGTCCAAGAATGTCAAAAAGATTGGATGCATGAATCTCAAGACATTAATTGAAGATGATAAATTACTTATTAAAGATTATGATGTAATTAGTGAACTGACGACCTTTATTCAAAAGGCAAATTCATTTGAGGCTGAAGATGGATGCAATGATGACCTTGCAATGTGTTTAGTTATATTTGCATGGTTGGTTATGCAACCATACTTCAAAGAAATGACGGATAATGATGTCCGTAAGAGAATTTATGAAGAACAGAAGAATCAGATTGAACAAGA